TTACACGCTCAATGAGCAGGTCAGAGAGGGTCTGTGTCAATCCGGTTTCGTTGGAGATGCTCCGAGCAGCCTCCAGCGTCTTTTTCTTTTCGGCATTTTCTTTCTGGGCCTGCCGCGTCTGGGCTGTCAGCGCAGAGCAGATCTGCTTGACATGGACAAGGTCGGCATCATATTCCGTTTTCCTTCGCTTATATTCCTCAAGGTCAATCTCCCGGAGCAGGTATTGTTCGTACAAACCGCGCTTACAATCCTGAAGCTGCTGTACCTGCCCTTCCCATTTCACTTGCTGGACGAGCTGGGAGTCCAGGTCAGAAAGTCCGCATACATTATCAACCGCCAATACCGCCTGCGCCTGTTTCACAAGTGTCTCAAACAAAATCCCTTCCAATTCCTTCTCACGGATCCGCAGCCCATGACAATCGAAAGATTCATCCACCTGTGAATAGCGGCAGTAAAAAAAGGGATTGCTGCTTGCGCGGGACATGGCGTGACCGCAGCAGCCGCAAAAAACCTTGCCACGCAAAGGGTATTCCCTCGTTTTCCTATTCGGCAGCTTGAAACTACGGGGCCCTGACTGTGCCAGTTCAAAATCTTTTTTGTTGATGATTGCAGGGTGATGATCCGGGATACTGAACCATTCCTCCTCATTTTTGAGCCTGAGTTTTTTTCCGCCGACCTCTGTCACGGCACGCTTACCCATAATGTATGTGCCGATATACCGTTCATCCCTTAAGATCCGCAGGACGGTAGAGCCTTGCCACACGCCGTTTGTCCGGGATACGTCATGAGGGTTCTTTGCTCCCTTGCTGACCTTATATTCCCCAGGCGTGGGGATTTTTTTGTCATACAGGGCTTTTGCGGTCTGCGCGGCGTTTTTCCCCGCCAGCACCATGTCAAAGATCAAACGGACAACCGCAGCGGCATCCGGATCGATCTCCATACGGCCGTCCGGACCTTTCTTATACCCATACGGGCAGATTTTACTCTGGTATTCGCCCCGCCGCATTTTGACATACTTGGCGCTTTTGGATTTAACGGACAAGTCGCGGCTGTAATATTCGCTGATCAGATACTTGAAAGCGACCTCCATGCCACCCGTGTCGCCCTTGTAGTGGATGGTGTCAAAATCATCGTTGATGGAAATAAACCGAGTGCGGAACAGGGGGAAGACCTGTTCGATAAAATAGCCGGTTTCCAGGATGTTGCGGCCAAACCGGGAAAAATCCTTGACCATGATGCAGTCAATGCGGTTTGACCGTACCAGCTCTAAAAGCTCCTGCATGGCGGGCCGTTCGAAATTGGCCCCACTGTACCCGTTGTCAATAAACTCCAGTATTTCCGGATCAGCGGCGTCGGGAAGCGTTTCGGCATGGGAGCGCAGGAGCATCCGCTGATGGGGGATGCTTAAGCTCTCTGTTTTGAAGTCCTCCAGCGACAAGCGGATATACAAGGCAATTACATACTTTTGCATTCGCCCAGCACCTCCTCAAGCCCTGCTAATTCATTTTGAAACCGCGGTTTAACCCGGATCTGCTTGTCCTGGAACACATCAATGCGTTCCACCAGCTTCTCAACCAAATCAACAGTTAATCTGCAGCCGGCTTTTAGCGTTTGCGCATCCCGCGCCAGATCGTCATACTGCTTAAGCTCAGAATCCAGTTTTGAAAGCCCCGCCTCCAGCGCCGCGGCCCGCTCCCTGTCAGTGGAGATTTTTGCTTCATAACCAGCCTTCAGCGTGAAGTATTCCTCGTTTGTCAGCGTGCCTTGTATCAGGTTTTCATACAGCCCCCGTAAAAAGCGCCTGTTTTTTTCCAGGTCCTGTTTCAGCGACAGGATCTCCGCGGTTATCCTGCTGTTTCGCGCCTTAAGGAACGCGCCGTTTTTCCTGAGCTCCAGGTAGTGGTCCACAAGTGTACCGAGCTGTCTGCGCAGGATTTCCAATACCGCGGCGGTCAGGTCCCGCTCCTTTATGGATACCACCACGCAGGCATCTTTTCTGACGCGGTTTCGTGTAATACACCGGTAGTGGTAAATGCCCCTGTTTCGCTGCCGGTGAAGGCTGATCCCGCACTGTCCACAGAATATCCTGCCTTTGAAGATATTCGGCGTATAGGGTATTTGACTGCTCTTTTTGCTGTCCTTTGCTACTTGACGGCGGTACGACGCTACGGCCTCGAACATTTCACGGCTGATGATAGCCTCGTGGGTGCCATGTACCACAACCAGGTTGTCGGCTCCGGCCTTCACCTGCCGGTGGTCAATGATCTTTGTCTTTCCCTGCACCAGGTCGCCGGTATAGATTTCCGAATCCAGGATCTTTTGGACGGTACGGGTCTGCCACCTGCCGCTGCCGATCAGGTTGTCGTGCGAGATAAGGCCCTGCGCCTGTTTATAGTTGCTGGGCGGCAAGATGCCCGCATCATTCAGCCGCCGCACGATGTCGTTGAGTCCTGCTTTGTGATGAGCCCACTCAAATATCTGCCGCACGACGGCAGCGGCTTCCTCATCCACCAGCAGCTTGTGGCAGTTGGCGGGATCTTTTTTGTAACCATACGGCGCCCGTCCGCCGATATACTCCCCGTCACGCATGCTCTGGCGCGCCTGCGCCTTGATTTTTTTGCCGATATCGATGGAATATGCCTCGTTGATCATGTTTTTCAGCGGCAGGACGATGCCGCCGAACATGTTGTCGGGATTGTCGGTGTCAAAATTGTCGTTCACTGAGATAAAGCGTACTTTATTGGCGGGGAAATACCGCTCAATGTAGTAGCCCGTGTCGATCACGTTCCGGCCCAGCCGGGAGAGATCCTTGACGATCACGCAGTTGATCTTGCCCGCCTCAATATCGGCCAGCATCTGCCTAAAACCGGGCCGGTCGAAGTTCGTACCCGTTGCGCCGTTGTCAACGTAAGTCCCGCATATCTCCATCTCAGGATACCGGGCAGCATAGTCCTCCAGGATAAGGCGCTGCGTTTCAAGGGAATAGCCGTGCTTTTTGTTGTCCTCCACGGAAAGGCGTATGTAGAATGCCGTCCTGACATACAAGGCGGCACGGTATGCGGCTTCCGTCTGGACATCTGCATGCTTTCTGCTCTTTCTTGCCATGATCAGCCCGCCCTCCTTTCTTTGACTGCCAGCATGGACATGGCTTTGTCAAATTCAGATTGGTAATTGAACGAGATCTCGATGTTGTTTTTGTCAATGATACAAATGCTTTGGATGAGCTGGATCACGGCTTTGCGGTCAAGTCCTTCCATACTGGAAAAGCGTTTGAAATGCTCCATCCACTGATTTTTGCCGCTCCGGTTTTCCATCACATCATCCAGATCCCGCTGCAAATTGGCGATTGTCTCACCCACTTGTCTGGCCTCGTCGCTGTACTTGTTCTTTAGCGTTAAAAATTCTTCTTTTGAAAGGACGCCGCCGACAAGATTCTCGTACAGGCTGGCCTTGAAACCGTTGATCTGCTCCAACCGCTTTTCGCTGCTCCCAATCCGTCCGGTATATCGTTTCACCTGCTCCCGGTTCAGGCGATCCTGGTCGATCCCGCTCAGCATAGCCTCAAGGGATGCCACGTTGTCAATATGGGATTTCACGATCCCCAGCGCGCATCCGGCCAGTTCGGCTTCCTTGATGGCAGGCATATGGCAGCCGCGCTTCTTCCCGGAGGGGCAGTAGTAGTAATAATACTGCTTATCCTTATACGGAACGGTCTTGCGCGTCATCCGGCTCCCACAGCACCCGCAGATCAGGATGCCGGAAAACAGGTATACCCGGTCGCTGCCGGGCGCGGTCCGGGTGTCCAGGTTTTTGATCCGTTTCACAAGGTCGAAATCGTGTCTGGGGATGATCCAGTCATGGGCGTTTTCCACCCGCAGCCATTCCCCTTCGGGTTTTTCAAGCACCTGCTTCATTTTGTAATTGGGCGTGCCCTTTTTCCCCTGGATCAGCGTGCCGGTGTAGGTCTCATCCTTCAAAATGCGGATGATGGTCGTTGCCGACCACTTTGCGCTCTCCTTGTCGGCATACCCGCCTTTGGCATAGGGCAGTCCCTGCTCCTTTTTATAGGCGATAGGGGACAGGATCCCCTGCCGGTTCAGTCCCTCCGCAATCTTGGCGGCGCTGACACCCTCCAGACGCATCCGGAAAATATCCTTCACCACAGCGGCGGCATATTCGTCAATGACCAGCCGGTTTTTATTCTCTTCTGATTTCCGGTACCCGTAAACGGCAAAAGCTCCCACGAAATCACCGTTTTTCCGTTTGGTTTCCAGCGAGCTGCGCGTCTTGATGGAAATGTCCCGGCTGTACGCCTCGTTCATGATGTTCTTCACCGAAACGGCCAGGTCGTCGCCGTTCATATCCTTTGCGGTATCAATATTGTCGTTGATGGCAATGAACCGCACGCCATAGGCTGGGAAAACACGGCGGAGGAAGCGTCCGGTCTCGATATATTCCCGTCCCAGCCGAGACAGGTCTTTGACGATGACGCAGTTGATCTTGCCGTCTTCCACATCCCGCATCATCTCGTTAAAAGCGGGGCGGTCAAAAATAACGCCGCTGTACCCATCGTCGATCTTCTCGGACACGATCTCAATTTCCGGGTTTTGCCGGACGAAATCCTCGATCAGTTTTCTTTGGTTGCCTACGCTGTCGCTTTCATTCCCCCGGTCGTCCGTATAAGACAGCCGGATGTACATGGTCGCATGGTAAATTTGCATACAAAAATCACTCCTTTAATGTCGGACTGCTCCGCAATGTAAAGAGTGATGAGGTTTATCATGCCTTTTTCTTTTCCCGGCTCCATTATAACTTGCCGTGCGGAATATTGCAGCCCCTTATTGAATCTTTTTATCTTAAAATACCCTGCAGGCATTCCTCTAATGAAACGCCGTTGTCGGCAAACCTGGCCCGCACGGTGAACTTGCCGCAGCGGAATAAATAAGGGTTTTTGATCTGCCGGACAAACTCCGCGATCCGTTCCTCCTTATCCAGGCTTTTATCTACCGACACATCCCGGATGTCCATAAGGCCTTCAGGCGGCGGACCGGTAAAGTCCGTGTTATTTTCAGTCGTGGCTTTATATCTGTCTTCCATCAATACATCCATCTCCTTCCTGAAGAAAAATCCAATTGTTAATCGAAATACGCAGGCGGCTTCTTTGCCAATATAAAGTTCCTTACGGTTTCCATATTTGATGTGACACGGCAGTCGGGCAGTGCTTTCAGCACCCTGTCACGATAAGCCCCATCCTCCCGGACGCGCGAGTCCAGCAGGGCGCAGACGCCGGTGTCGGCCTCGGAGCGGATCAGCCGCCCAAAGCCCTGCTTGAGCTTAACGAGCATCTCCGGCACAATGACAGCGTTCTTGTATTTGTCCATGCTGCCGTACCGCATCTGTTCATGCTCGCTGACCGGATCCGGCACGGCGAAGGGCAGCTTGATGATCACAAGCAGGGAGAGGATATCGCCGGGAAGGTCGACGCCCTCCCACATGCTCCCGGCGGCGAACAGCACGCCATTCCCGCTTTTACGAAACCGTTCAATGGCGTTCATCCCGCCCCGGCCCAGCTTAAACAGCGGGAAAGGCAGATCCCGCGCTTTCAATGCGTCAAATACCAGCTCCATCAGGCGGTAGGACGTGAACAGCGCCGCCGTGTGCCCGTGTGCCGCCAGGATGAGGCGTTCCATCTCGTCCGTCACTGCCCGGGTGTAGCGGGCATTGCGATTATCAGGGAATGGAACCGTCCTGCTGATATAAAGCAGGGCGTTTTCTTTATAGTGAAAGGGCGACGGCCTGCTGGTTTCCATCAGCATGCGTTCCGGCAGCCTATTAAGCCCAAGCCCCGGCTTGATGTGGGTGAAGTCCCCGGACGCTGATAATGTGCCGGATGTGAGGACAGCGGGAATGCCCTTGCTCCATAAATCAGCGTGGAGCAGCTCGCCCAGCTGCTTGGGGATGGCACAGAGCAGGGCCTCGTCCGGACCGTCCCGATCCAGTGAGTAAAGGCCCTCCGGCTTTTCCAGCCAGTAGACGAGGTCGCCATGTCTCTCAAAAGCAGAAACCTGTTCTTTGGCATTCTTAAGCTTCCACAGGGTGTGAGCGTAAAGGCGCTCGTATTTTCGCAGGACCTGCCGCTCCTCCAGCCCTGTCGTCAAGCGGCCGATGATCGCCCGGATATTTTGCAGATGCCGCTGAGCAGTGCTGTCAATCCCGGTCTTGAACCGCTCGGCCTCGTCGTGATATGCGCTGTCCGGTATGTTCTCCTCCAGCACCCGGAACAGCCGCATCGCCTGGCCGTCCAGCTTGTCCGCATCCAGACAGAGCTCCGCCGTGCTCTGACCTGGCCGGAACACAAAGCTGCGGATGGTTTTCGCTATCCCTGACAGGGTAAGGCTGGAGAGCACTATCCCATACATCTGCCGGGCGGCCTGGGGAAACTTGTGCGCCTCATCGATTACAACGGCCTGATAGTTAGGGATCAGCGGGCGCTGGCCCTTTGCCCGGCGCAGAACATCAGCCAGCAGGTAGTTGTGGTTACAGACCTGAAAGTCATATTTATCGGATTTCGCGTCCTTTAAAAAGCGCATATAACGGCATGCATCGCGCCGCCCGCAGTTGCTGCTGCAATTGGCGGCGTTGATCCGCCGTTTGATGTAAGGCGTGAGAGAATCCATCTCCCCAAGATCAATGCCGCCTTTGCCGTTTATCAGCGGTTCAAGAAGCTGTTTTTCCTTCACGCCGGCATCCTTCTGGAAGAAAACCAAAAGCCGCCGGTCGCAGACATAATGCTCCTTGCCCTTACGGATGACGCAGGAGAGTGGCCGGGTGATAATGCCGCTCCCCATCAGGATACGGGATATTTCGGGTATGTAGTCCTTGGCGATGGCTCTCTGCAGCGCGATGCCGGAGGTTGCCGCCACAACAGGCATGGCGCCCGCAAATCCCATTCCGGGATATTTGCCGCTGATCCAGAAATCATTGATGTGCCCGCGCTTCACAAGGACGGCGGCAATCAGGTAGGCGTGGGTCTTGCCGATCCCGACACCGGCCTCCGACAGCGAAACCGCACGGCGGCAAAACGCCTGAAGGATATGGGCGGCAAGCCCCGTCTGCTCCGTGCGGCAGGTGTAGCCATGCTTCGGCAATAGCCTCTCGAAGATATATATTAAAATTTCCAGGAGCCTTTCAGAAGAATCCTTATCCCCAGGCGTTGCATCCGCGCAGGAACCAGATGTCACGCCGGTTTGTATATTTGACTCCAGAACGGCACCTCCTTTCCAAGCGGCTTGACAGTACGATGGTACGCCGGAGTGTATGACCTCCGGCGCAATAGTCCTGCTGTCAAACCGCAGGCAATATATTATGATTTATATTTTTATTTCTATTTAACGTACACACAGGCCACGGCTATGCCGCGCATAGAAGCTCCCGATGGCCTGTTCCAGCCAAGGCGACGCTTCTCCCGCTCTGTTTATGGCGGGCCGCAAGGAAGTATCATTATGGCCTCCGCGGCTTTGTCGTGACGTTCTTAAGAAGGAACGCCCGGCGCTCGCTCCCAGCCCCGAAGGGCTGGGCGGTCGTGGCGCGCGTTGCGGAGGGTAATGTTACCCGGTGCACCGATATGACCCCGCACTGGTTGTGCTAATGCGGGGTGTTTGTCAAGGTACTATGGGGAAACGTGTTATATCCCCTCACTTATTTCCCCGCCAGGAAAGGCGCTTAACAGGGCAATTAATCATTTTTGTAGTAATTTTTTCAGCTTATTCAATATCCGAAGCTTACGCTCGTTGATACTTTGTTGTTTTCTGCCCGTTTTGGCAGCATACTCCTGTTCCGTAAGGCAGTCGAAAAACAGGGCGTGAATCAATGCGCGTTCATCCTCATCCAGCAGTTTGAGGCAGCGGTAAAGCTTGTCCGCTTCCAGCCGTTTCTCCAAAAGCTGTTCAGGCGATAGCTCCTCCGATATAAACTGTGCGTCTGTCTCCAGCAGCCGCTCAAAGGAATCCTCCCTGCCGGGCAGCATCCCGACAATTTTGCCGTTCTTATCCTTTATGGGCCGCTCCGCCTTCAGGTCGTATTCCATGTACTCCATCTTACGGTCACTCTTTTTCAGCATCTCCAGAATGGCGTCGCTTAGGTGAAGACCGGGATAGAGCTTCCCGTAATCAGGACGGTATTTTCGTTTTGACATTTTGTTTCCTCCCATCTGAATTTTTTTGAGAATCCAGATGGGAGAGGCGGCGAACGGCAGCCGACACTATGCCACGGCCGTAAAAACGTGCAATTAAAAAATGCGCCTTTATGGAGTTCCTTCCATAAGGCGCATGGGTATTTCTTATTTGATGATGCTAATTTCCATATTATGGTGACGTGCGTTTCATATTGAAGACCGCAGCCAGCCCAGACAGAGTAACGGGCTTTTTTAAAGAGGTTACTTTTTATGTATAATAATCCGAATATGCAAAGACCGCCGGTTATGGGCAGTCCTATATTGAATGTAAAAAATGCAGCATCCCAGAACTCCTTCCAGACGACTTGGGAAATGCTGTTCATTGCATGGTACGCAGGCCACAACAGCCGACCAAAGCAGTCTATTTTTTATTTGACTTTGCCCGGCTATTCATTTGTCTATTTATAAATGTGTAAAATATTGCATATCATTGTGACTGTCATAGTCATTATAATTTCACCTTCTTTGCGATAGACTAAAATCGAGGTGCAATATTATGCATATAGAGATGAAGCGCATAGGTGCGATTATACGAAAAGCGCGAGAGAGTAAGAGGCTTACCCAGACGGCGCTTGCGGAGGAAGTAGAGGTTTCCCTTCGCACGATCATTGCAATTGAAAACGAGCATCGGAATCCGACACTTGACGTTTTTTATAGGCTGATTCAAGTTTTGAACATCCCATCTGATCTATTTTTTAAAGATGCTGCCATTGACCGTTCGATAGAGCAGGAACAGTTTATCAGCGAATTTTTGTCCTGTACGGAATGCGAACAGCGCATTGTGACGAATACCATGCGCTGTCTTGTTCGGGAACTCCGAAAAGACCAATAACACATTAAAACAGGGGCAGCCGGTCTTAAAGCCACGAGACCGGCTGTTCTGTTTGCGCCCTGCTAAAGGGAGAGACTTGTATGGATCCTGCCGCACCCGAAGAAAAACCGGGGAAACCAAAAGCGAGGCAGAGGACATATCAAGGCTGTATTCATGCCAAGATCAGCTGCCGGCACTCATAGCTCCCCTCAAATTTCCAGCATCACCGTTGGAGCGTCTTATGCGTTCCCGGTCTTTTGATCATGACTTTCTTTTCTCTGATAACGTCTGATATTTCTTATCCAGCCGTTCATGCGCCTTTAAGAGAGCCTCATATTTGGCTGCCACTTCTTCATATTCCCGATGGATCCGGGCAATATAGGCAGACACCTCGTCCCGGTCATAACCCAGCTCCTGAGACGTAAAGATTACGAAATTATCCATATTTGACCTCCCATAAACCGCCAAACGTCCGATCCTTTGCCAGCCTCTCTATATTTTCGGCTATCCGGATAACAGCGCCGGATGTTTCGGTGTTTCCTTTTTCCTGATACGGCTGGCCCCTGCCTGCCATTGATCATACTGCTCAATAAAGGTGTTGTGCAGGGCATCCTTTGCGTGCTCCCGCACCTTGACCGCTTCCTCAAAGGTGTCATAGTTGCCTAAATGGAGCCGTCTGCCCTTGAAGCCGATGACCGCGCGGCATCTGCCGTTTTTTAGCCGGTATACCCCGGTGTGGCCGCTGGTGTTGTCGCTGCGCTGTCTGCGCTTTAAGAATTCAACACAGGTCCCATCCATATGGTGCAGCGTGCCGGGCAGATTTGCCTGCGCTTCTTTTTTTAAGCAGCCGCAGCTTTTGGTGTTCTTACTCATCAGGCGGTCTTGCGTCACGTCGATCTCCCCGCCGCAGGAGCAAGTGCAGTGCCAGACGATGGATCCCTTATAATCCCGTTCTCCGGTGGGGTACAGAGCCGTAAGGCGGCCAAAGGTCCGGTCCGTCAGATCCACCGCCGTGGTATGCTCCTTTTTTAAGCAGCCGCAGCTTCTTGTTTTTTTCTGCTGCAGCTCATGCCCCGTCACCATACACGTATTCCCGCATTTACATTCACAGACCCAGCTCACCCGCCCGTGCTGTTTTTCCGGCGCACGTTTTATAACTTTCAGCCACCCAAACTTCTGCCCGGTCAGGTCTTTGATCCGCTCCTTTGAAAGCTCCGCCGACAGGCAGCCACAGCTTTTAGATTTACCGGATAACAGGTTATGCTCGTTCACGTACCGCACGGTTCCGCACCGGCACTCGCACAGCCATTTCCTCTTGTTATTTTCACAGATATAGTCATTCCGGATCTTCCAGTGACCAAAGGTCTTACCGTTAAGGCTTGTCTGTTTCATGATCTGATCACTCCATTCGTGTGAGATGTTAAGCCCGCGCCGCGCTTTCCCAGCATGGGTTACCGGACGCCGGGTCATGGGGCTTACGTATCGCCGCCGTACTCCGGCCTTAGTACGCCGATCACCACATAACGCGCGTCGTCAAACTCGTAAGAGCAGGTGGAGAGTACGACAAACCGGTCATCCACCGTATAGATGGCGCCGCTCTCAAAAGTGGTATTATGAGCGGCATAAGACAGCAGCGGCGTCAGGTTAGCTTCGTACATAAACGCCCGGTCCCGCCATTCTCCAGCACCCACCACGCAGCCATATAGAAGGTCTATCCGGTAATTGTCGTTATCGGCGATATAGAGGTACAGGTACGGATGTTCATCAAAATATGCCTGCCGCTTGTACTCCGCCAGAGAGCCGAACATCCTGCCGGATTTCATGTGGTGGCCGTAGATGATGTTCAGCCTGCCGGAGAGATCGGACGGGTTGTTATAGTCCAAAAACAGCGTTCCGTTGGCGTTGTAGGTGCCGTCCGGGAGATGGTGCAGATACCAGTCGTAATCCGACGCCCGCATCACGGGATAGTCGATCACGGTATCCGGCCCGTACAGCCACGCCACGGCATCCGCATTGACCGCCATAAGCGCCGCAAAGTCTATGGATAACTCCGGTATCTCCACCAGCGGCTCCTGTTCCTGTGGGCTGGCGGTGGGCTGTTGTGAACTGGCAGGGGAAACAGGGGGTACGCTTCGCACCAGTGCGGTCAGTTCCTTATAATTCCGGTCGCCCTCGGCGTAAACCTGTCCGGTTTCCCACAGCTTGTAGCCGGAGAACGCCATCACGCACAGCGCAAGGATGAGAATGAGCCATATGATAGTACGTTTCCTTCTTCGCTTCATGCGCGACACCGTCCTTCCCATAAAAAAGGCCGCACATTGCGCCGCGTCAGCGGTACAATTGCGGCCTTTCTCTTATATACTGAGATCTGCTTTCTTTTTGCGCCTGCCCTCTAAGAGCAGATAGAACAGGCAGGCCATCAGCGTAAGGCCGCTTATGCCCAGCATCGCCTGGTATACCCCGGTCATGGCATCGTCGCCTGTCTTCGGCCCGTTCGTACCTCCTACGCTTCCGCTTCGCGTGGCGGCGTATTGATTGATAAAGGCAAAGGCGTCCACCTGCTTATGGGAGGCGTTTGTGACCGTGCGGGACAATACAAGCTGGCCGTTTTCGTCCTTCACGCTGTCCGTGATGGTATAGACCGTGGTGTCATAGGTATAGCCGCTCTCGCCATTGTTGACTTCTGAAACCGTGTAATAATAGGTTCCGGCCTCGGTATAGCTCCATGTGCCGAAGTCCTCCGTGCCGCTGCCCACAAT